CTCAACGGCATATTCAACAACAGCGCGTTCAGTGGCTTCGTCGGCGCGGTTCTTCAGGTTGGGGACGCGGCGGTTCTGGTTAATCAGCGCATCGATGCCGCCTTCAGCAGCCAGTTCCTGATAACGGTAAAACGTGTCGCGTGACACGCCCATGATCTTGCAGGCTTTTGATACGTTACCGAGTTCTTCGGCGAGATTGAGCAGGCCGGCTTTGTGTTTGATGATGGGATTGTTAGTATGAATCATGAGAGTTACCTCGCGTTTTGTTTAAGGATTAGACACCCATATCAAAACCGGTAACTCTCAACCTTTCAAGGTCCAGTGTCAGATCAAGTCGCGACTAATACATATCATTCATATGCTGTATGAAGATGCCGCTCTGAACATTGCGGACCTGCAGCAAATAACACCATCACTTGCTCTGACTATTCTTGATCAGCGGCTTTCTCAGATTGAGATCCCCGAACATTCTCCGTTTTATGAACCGTACGTGAATATGGGGAAATGGCTGATAGAAAATCAGCAATGGATTGCTGAATACAATGCAGATGCTCCAAATCTTCCTGAACTACAGTGGAGCGATCTACCGCACGAATTATTTGATCTGACTCAAGGTAATTAATTCGCTTACTCACATCATCAAGCACTTCACCCAAGGATGCTGCCAGCCCCGGCAGCATCATAACGCTATAGGAAAAAACACCTGCATTAATCCGCTGCGACACGCTGACAAGTTCAGACAACCACTGGTTTAATTCCGTATCACTCAGACCTGCAGCATGAATAACTGGTATATCAGTCATAAATTATCCACCTTTATTTTGCGGTACGCATGGCTTCTGCCAGCGCTTTTTGAATTTCCTGAGGTAACAGCGCTTTTGCCATTGTATTGGCTCTGTCCATATACCCCAGAACAGGTTGTACCGGCAGCGCATCACCAAAACGAATCAGGAGTTTCACTGAGCCTCTTTTAGGTTGCTGTCGGGAGGTGTTGGAGGCGCGCTTGTTGCGGCGCTTACCTTTTGATTTTGGCGGTTTTTTACGCTGCCAGACGCCGCTGACACCATTCACTTTGCCAATGAAAACGTTCGGCTTAGCCTTTAGCTGATCAAGTTTGGTTCGCGGAAGGTTGCCATACTTGTTCAGACGAATATTCTTGGGGTTCAGCAGCGCATTTCCATTCAGATGGTGTACGCCGCCTGACTCAAACGGAGCCAGATACGCAGCAGCGGTGTCCATCACAAACACTCGGGCAACAAGGTTGTTTTTTGTTGCCCCTGCTGCGCGAACAGAATTGACGGTAAAGGGAGTTGGGTTTTCCAGCCGGCGTTTTATGGCCGTTTGCTGAGCATCGCGTATCTGCCTGACAACGCTCGTCATGGCCCGGGCGGTGGCAAATGGTATCTGCTTCTTTATCGCCTCCAGTTGGCGCGATAAATCCTTCAGGTCAGCCATTATCCCCCCCATCAGCGGCGGTGAAATGCGTAGCTGCTGATACCATCCCGTCCCAGCATGCTCTCAATGGTGTTGTGCTCAACACAGGTGAATCCTTGTGCTTTGAACCACTTAAGCAAACCTTCGTGCGTCCAGTACCAGATATGCTCATCCTTCCGGTAATGGCGCGAAGAAAGGATGTGCTCAGCCCCCTCAAATATTGGGAGAGAAACGAACACGAACTCTTTCGCCTGATGCACTGCGCGCTCTGGATCGTCGATATGTTCCAGCACATCCCACATAGTGAGCGCCCGCCAGCGACAGGCATACAGGTCAGCGTAAGCATTACGCCCGTGCAGCCATTGCACCCCAGCAGGATTAACATCGAAACCCAGCGCACCAGGATAACAACTGACGAACTGGCCTGAGCCGATCCCCACATCCAGCACAGGCCCCTGATAGTGGCGAGCCACAAACTGAATTCGTGCCGCCGTCAGTTGCTGCCCCATTGGGGTATCAGCCATGCTCTGATAACGGGAAAAATAGCTTTCATCGTAGGGTCTGTCTTTTGGTACAGGAAAACGCCCCATGCCAATCTCTGGCAGCCATACAAGCCCGGATTTCAGCTCTTGTTTGAATGCACTCATACGGCCTCTGCTTTCATACTGGTATAAATCTGCTCAATAAACGGTGACACCCGGGCACTCAGGTTGCTGATAGTTTTGTTACAGTTATGTTTCATTTCCTGACAACGGCAGTAATCATCAGGGTAGATAAACAGCGAATTGCTCAGATCGCAGCAACGTGAATCCGTCACTTTTAAATGATGGTTGTTGCCGCCGTTCCCTCCCTGCAGGCAAATCATTGGCCGTTGGTAGGCGATCGCGGCGTGCATAATCACACAGGCACCAGTGACGACCAGATCAGCACGCTCCACCAGCGCCAGCATCCCGGAAATAGTCAACTCACCACGGTGGAATTTCTGATGGGCCAGAGGTTCAATATCGGGGATCCACTCAAGACCCGGCTCAGTGTCAGCAATGCTGATAACATGCCAACCTCTCTGCGCCAACATGCGCGCCACCACATCAACATATTCATTTAGTGGCCCACGGCTGGCGTTATGCCATTCGGTACGCTCAATCGTTGGTCGAATCAACGCTACCGGCTTGCCTGCAGGAATGCCGATAAAGGGCAGCTCATAATGCGGTAGATCCATTTCAGCGGGCGCTATGCCAAATTGCTTTTCCATCGCATCAAACACGCTACCTTCTCGCAGGTGGCTGTTACCGTAGAAAATGCGCTGGCGAGGGATACCATGTGGCATAGGTTCGAACTTCGCAGCAGTACGCTCTTCATTCTTTTTCTGAGTGCGTAACGTAGTGCCAGAGCGAACAAAATGAAGGTTAGGAATACCGGCGTAAATCTCAGGTAACGGCGTTTTAAGCCATACCTCATGACCTTTAGCCACCAGCGCTTTGATAAACGCCCGCTGGTTTATGTTGTCTCCGATGCCCTGCATTCCGTCGAAATAAAGTTTTTCAGGCATGTAATGCGGCCTCAATGGTTGAAAGCGGGAAACAAGCCAGCGCCGAACGACGCGAGCAGTTCAGTATTTCTATGCCGCTGAGAGTAGCGGCCAGACGGGAGTATTCAGCATGCCAGCGCTCGACACTGGAGCTATCTGGATTCTTCAGACCTACAGGGTGATCACCGTGCCAGTGTGAACCAGCCTCGATACAGCAGTCATAGCCAAGCAGCAAGACGCGATGCGCGCCCAAACTGATAGCGAGCTGTATCGCGCGAAGCCCTGAGTTGAAAGATTCTTTGTCCGGATGGGCAAAGTGATTCAGCCTGTAGAGGTGTGTAGCAGAAACACTGCTGGTCCAGCATTGTGATCCAGATGGCACGGCACCGTGATACTTCTCCCACCAGCTGAAATCGGCAGCGTAAATATGCTGGCATTCTGGTACGACTTCCCAGCTGGAGTTAACAGCAATAATCGGATGACCCGAATTTGTAGCCAGTAAACAATCCTCAGCTGTGAGTGATGGGCCGCTGGCTATACAGATAGTAGTATTCATTCCAAAGCCTACGCGTGCAGTTCAGTGTACTTACTGAGTTTGCTACGAGAGAGCGAAGCGCACAGCTGGACGAACAGAGACGCCAGAACGTAACACACGGCCGTAAATACCCACCCGCCATACGCAAGCAGCGCGGTTACTACAGCGAGGCATAACCACCCCCACGCACGGCGAATAATATTCTTCCGTTTTGTAAACCGCGTTAATGCAGCGATGCCATCAGCTCGCGCTTTCTCATCTTTCGTGCATTCAATCCCATAGGCAACAACCACATGTGCAGGGCCAAAAAAGCATCCCAGGAGAATAATTATCCAAAATGTGGCCGCTGTAATATTCAGGATGCTGTGATTATCCGTTACTACAGCCAGTATCAGACTTGCGATAAGACCGTAATTAATAACCTCTGTAATAATGCTAAATATAAATTTCTTCATTGCGTTTCCTTTAAGGTGTGAGCCTGTCGTACGGAAATGCCGCCCGAGAGAGGTCGCCACCTTCACGGCATTCCCCAGGCTCACTTCTGAAAGACTCTCGTTGATAAGCGCGTACGATGCGCAAGAAAAAGCCCCGCTATTTGCGAGGCTCCTGATTGATGGGGTTGTTGTTTGATGCTCTCACCGACTCGTAAACCCTCTCGCACGTCATTCCAGCGCGGTAGCGTTCGTCAGCGATTCCAGCATAACGTTGAGCTTCTGCTGCAATATCTCCGAGCACGTCGGCGAGCATTCCGGCGTTGGCGCTGGCTGTTTTGCTTCGGACGGTAGCGGCAAGATCTGCGGTATGCTTTGCAGCGTCCAGGCGGGTGGCAAGTTTTTTGGCTTGTTGCTGCAGCTGGCTAACAGTGGCAGACAGACCAGCAGCAGTGGCAGCAGCTTTTGCGGCTTGCGTTTGTGCATCTTTCACGGCCTCATCACGGGCAATAATGCGCCCTTGTTCAATCATTCGGGCAGCAGTTTGCGCGTTAGCAGCCTGTGAGGACTCTGCGCTGTCACGATCGGCCCATTTTATTCGCCACGCTCGATCGCGCCAGCTATCACCCGTTACAAACGCAATGACCACCAGCAGTATGATCGCCAGCGGCTTCCAGAATGTCTTCAGCAGAGAGAACATCTGTCACCCCGCCAGATCGATAGCCTTAACGAAAACATCAAAGCTGTACGGCTGGTCCCCGTTCTCATGCTGAATGATGGCCTGCAACAGCTTCATCATGAATCGGCTGTCGCTGGTATCGATACGCTGGTCGGGATCAACGCCCGTCGCTTTCGCTACACTATTGATATAGGACTGCGTGTCGTTCTCATTGGTCGGTGCCCAGCGGTTTATGATCCCGCTGATGGTGCTGAGCCCATGTTTACGCTGGTAATTGCGCAAAATGATGATCATCGCCCGAATGCCATACTCCGCCGATTTGAATTGACAGAATGATTTATCAGTACGCTGAGTTTCAGGTACCAACCCCTTCCACTCGTCGCCCCAGCGGATATTGCCGGGGTTATTATTGCGGATCCCACGTGCTGTCATTTATTGCTCTCCGTTGTGTTGATGCCGGCTCTCCTGGAGACAACAGCCAGCGCCATATCGCGGAGGCGATCAGCACCAACGAAGCCCACCAGCGCACCAACAAACGCGCCGGAATTAGCAGGGAGGCCAAAGTATTCAAGTAATGCTGAAATGGCCAGGGCGAAAATACCGCAGATCAGCGCTCCCGTTGCGGTGTACAGCTTCGGCTTTCCCGCCCTGATGTCGATCAGCGCTGAGATGCCCAGGGCGCACAGACCTGCGTATACCGAAGGGAGGTACATCGCGATCCATTTCATAGTTTGCTCAAAAATCCCGTTTGCATGGTTCATGAATCCACCTCCGAAGTGATGTTCGAGGTGCTGTGTTGGGGGGAAATTCAGGCATCAGGGTCGTGGTGCTACATGGCTATATCGAGGATGAAACCCTGAGCCTGAAAAGGATGACCACCACAGCATGACAAACGTGGTGAGCCGATTGATGTCGCTTTCGGCTCATTGAGTGAGCCGTTTATTTTTCTGGTAACGCACTGATTTCTTCAACGGTCTGGTTAAACCGCTCTGTTTCCAGTTCGACGCCAATAGCTTTACGACCTAAATCGATCGCCGCCTTTAATGTGGAACCGGACCCCATGAAGAAATCAGCTACCACATCCCCGGGTCTGCTACTCGCGCTGATGATTTGCTTCAGCATATCAGCAGGCTTTTCGCAGGGATGTTTGCCGGGATAAAACTGGACGGGTTTATGCACCCATACATCGGTGTATGGCACGGTCACCGACACGGCAAAGTACCGCCGAAGGGATTTGTACTCCTCCAGCAGCTCGGAATATTTACGGTTCAGTGACTGGTATGTTGCCACCAGTTGGTGATGAGGCTGCGCCAGTTCGGCACGCTGATGCTTCTCGATAGCGATCCGGGTAAAAAGCTTCTGTAATTTGAGGTAATCCGCTTCACCCGGCAGCTGCCACTGGCTGGAACCAAACCAGTGCGAAACCATGTTCTTCTTGCCAGTGGCCTCGGCGATTTGTTTCGAGGTAACGCCAAGGGCTTCCCGCGCATCCTGAAAATAGGTGATAAGCGGTGTCAGCACATGCTGTTTGAGTTCACCACATTTTGCCGCGCAGCCATCATCTTTGGGTTTGCATGGTCCCTGATAGTGCTCAGCAAACAGAACACGCTCAGTGGCCGGGAAATACGCGCGCAGGCTTTCTTTATTGCAGCCATTCCAGCGACCACTCGGTTTAGCCCAGATGATGTGGTTCAGGATACTGAAACGGTCGCGCATTAAGATTTCGATATCCGCAGCAAGTCGGTGACCGCAAAACAGGTAAATGCTACCGGCAGGTTTCAACACCCGCCAGAATTCAGCCAGGCAGCGATCAAGCCAGCGAAGATAGTCTTCATCCCCCTTCCACTGGTTGTCCCATCCGTTTGGCTTCACTTTGAAGTAAGGCGGATCGGTAACAATGAGATCGATGGAGTTATCAGGAAGGGTGGCGATGTAATGCAGGCAGTCAGCGTTGATTAACTCAACACTGTTTATTTTTACAGTATTTTTCATAGATCAGTAAGCGGGTCTCTGATAGGCTCACTGTGCTTTAGCGCTAAAGCAGTGGGCCTCGGTTCGCTTGTGACCTTCTTACATGAGCGAATGGCTGGTCGGATGCTACCAACACCCACCAGCCGCCCATTTCCACAGCAGAAGCCTCCATTAATGGGGGCGCTTGTAACATCCAAACTGATAAAATGACAGCCCCGCAAGAACTAACTGCGTGAGTATAAATTCGCAACGGGCAAGGCTCAGGTAAGTATTCTCGGCAATTTCACCAGCAGTTGCTGGTGTAGTGCTCAGTTCATCAAAAACTGCTTTAGCTTCCTCTGTCATATATGGCTGATTTTGCATGTCTTTTATCCTTTATCTCGGCGTGACATACAGATAGCTCTCGTCGCCCACGACAGCAAGAAGTCATTGCAAAACACATAAAAAAACCCCGCCGGAGCGAGGTTGGATACAACTCTGACAAAATATCAAATTAGCCTTAAATATGGCTCATTTTGTTGCATTTTGCAAGCCCATTAGAAGGAGATAGTGAAATTTAGGTCACATTTCCAGCGCGTTAGCAACTTCCAGTCCTTCATGCCTGATGAAAATGGTTTGCAGTGCATGAGTGTCAAGAGCCTCAAATGCCGCTTTAAACTTCGCCCAGTAAACCGCATACACCCGTAACCATGTTGACCGATCCACAGATAACATGCGCGCCAGGGCTGCACCAGCATACTCTTTATAAGTGTCATTGCTTCTGGCCGCCGCAACCTCCTGCGCAGCCAGCCAGACCAGACCTACCAGTTTTTTCATTACCCGTGATTGCAGCTTCTTCTCTACCCGGCAATTCAGGAACTCATTCCACACGTGCTGGCACATCAGCGTCTGGTACCTGAAGTTTAGATCGAAACCGTAGCAGTAACGGATCCAGGCCTGCTGGTGCTCATCCAGCGAATTTATTACCCGGCGCCATGGGGCATAATTGAACTCGCAATCCTGTATCGGAGGTAATGGCCGCCGCCGGCTTCTGGTTTCCAACACATAAACGGGTGATGTTAATGCCTTAACAACTGACCGCCCACAACCTTCCCCGTCCTCCAGTTCGACAAGAGGCTGCCCGCAGCGGGGCGTTTTATTTTTGTCTGCTGGTGGATGTTCGCTAAACGCCTGCAGCTGCCCCTTTGTCCCCTCAGATAAATTCGCCAGGGCGCGCCTTACTTCTATCCGGGTATATTCAATGGCCTGTAAGTTCATTCAGATTAGCGCTCCATACACTTACGCTTTAACTATTACGCCGATGGCCAGCGTCCGATCCAGAAAACGAAACAGCAGCTCCAGCTGCGTGCCATATTTCTGCTCGAACGCCGCTACATCGGCATGCAATTTGTCGTGGCACTCTCTGCACAGAGGGAACACGAACAGGTCGTGGGCTTTGGTAGCAGTACCACCCATCCCATAACCGATAACATGATGCGGATCGTCTGCCGGACGGCGACAACACTCGCAGGGCTGACTTTTTACCCAGCGCGTATATTTCTCATTTTCCCAGCGTCGGCGCTTAGGCCGTAACATGAACGACTCCGGTGATTCAGGATCTGCGCTCAATGCTAAAACATTAGGCTGCTGCTCCTGCATCACATGCTGATTCCCGACTGGACTGCACTTTTTCCGCTCGCCTGCAGCTTTAGCTTTCCCCTGCAGGACGACGCTGGGCCGGTTGTCGGCGGCAACGATGTCACTTTCCCTGTAAACCGCCGGGAACGGCTCATATGGCAACTGCAGCGCCCGGGCGGCCAACGCCTCCGGGATAGCGTCAACCACACCAACGTAAACCGCCCACCAGCACAGCTCGGCAATTGACAATTCCCGCTCGCGATTAAATCGAAGACCGACCAGAACGGTATCAATGATCCAGTCAATGACGTTACGGCGCGCTATACCAGCCAATAGCTCGGTTGACTGCTCGCGAAGTCTGTTATCACAGTGCCAGCAGAGCATCATTGCGCCCGGAGCGTGTCGCATGGTCACCAGCTCATGATGGTGATAATCAGAGTGCGGATACTGGCATTCACAGGCATTCCACTCAAGCCAGTGCTCCAGCCCGGAAAGTCCACCCGCAGCGCGGATAACCCGCTCATCAGTGAAAAATGGGATCAGCGCTTCATCCTCCGCCAGCGGCTGTCGGGCATCCGGTACACGGCCGGTTGGCAGCCTGACCATGTTCTCCGGTTCTGACTCCACCAGCACGCGTCCAGCGGAGAACAGGCGCATTAACTCTTTGCCCGGTTTGAGCAGCACCACGCCAAGGCGTGGCACAACTTCAGGGGTTAACAGCGCTCTCATGCAACCTCCCGCTGCTGGTTGCATAACTCGGGCAGGTTAGCCTCCACCAGCGCTCGGGCGAAAGGCGGCGGAACGGCGTTACCACAGCGCGCAACCTGCTTGTCTTTTGCATAGCGCTGCCCGCGATAATCACGATCGATAATGTAACCTTCAGGAAAACCCTGAGCCTTATACAACTCATGGGGCTGCAACATGCGCATGCCAATATCGACGATCTGGTAGTCGGCACCATCAACCGTTACCAGGCCAAAGCGATCATTAGTTGTGACGGTTCCCAGCGGTTCATCCAGTGATACGCCGCTTTTTTCATTGCCGTAGTACTTCATCAGGAAGGCGCGAACCTCTCCGATATGCAGGCCGCCGGCGGTCACCGTAGGCATGGGCTGATCCACTTTCCGGCCGTCTTTGCAGGTACCGCGCAGGTGAACCAGGTGTGAAGTCACAACAGCATGGTGATCGGTGGTCGTTACGGTATGCGCAGGCGCATCCATAGCGGCACCCGGCCCCATATAATTACCGCCGAAGTGCTTTGCCAGAAAGGTCGTCACCAGCTGCGACTTTCCACCGCCGCCAGCAGTTACCGTTCCGTTAGGCTCGTCTGCGCCGTGTCCGGTACTGTTACCAAACTGGCGGGCTATCATCGGCGCTACCAGACAGGCGCGGGACTCTTTCAACACCGTGTGGGCCGGTTTATTTATCGCCCGCGGCTTAGCCTGATATTCGCTCCCACCATTACCGGCAATAAACGGGGTAACGACAGCGTATCCATGGGTTTTGGTAATAGTCTGTAGCGGACTATCAATGTCCTGCCCACGGAAGCAGTCATAGGCCGTGCGGCTGCTGGTGTGATTACACTTCACAATAAACGGCGTCGGATTGTTCAGTACAAACCGCTCGATACCACGCGCAATGCGCTTCAGCGTATTTTCCGCCAGCGGCTTTGGACGCTCAAAAATGCTCTGACAGGGGATTGACCAGTCGATACACTCCGCCGCGGTACGCCATGGCGCCAGTCTGCCGCTTTGAACCTCCAGCGATTTAGGATCGCCATGTGTTGGCTCGGGCCAGTGAATTTCCTCACCATCACAGCGCATGACCATGAAGAACCGCTTGCGGATCGTCGGCGCGCCGAAGTCGCAGGCCCGCAGCTCTCGGTAATCAATGCAGTATCCCAGCCCGTTAACCAGTGCCCGGGCCTGCTTACCGTCTGGCGGGATAGACAGGAACTCGCATACCTCAACCAGAGCCGGATGGTCACTCTGGATCCCGGTAGACAGCATACCGACAAAGGCCGCGAACGTTTCGCCGGTACGCGCAGGATCCGGGCGCATTTCCTCTGCCAGAAGCGGCCCCCACGTCTTAAACTCCTCGACGTTCTCCAGCATCATGACGCGGGGACGTACCGCCAGCGCCCAGCGCAGGACAATCCACGCCAGCCCGCGAATCTCTTTCTTAACCGGCTTAGCGCCTTTTGCCTTTGAAAAATGGCGGCAATCAGGGCTGAACCAGGCCAGTGCAACGGGGTTGCCGCCGGTAGCAGCCACCGGATCCACATCAAAGACGGATTCGCAGTAATGCAGGGTGTCGGGGTGGTTAGTTTTGTGCATGGCGATCGCGTTTTCGTCGTGATTGATGGCAATATCCACACTACGCCCGATCGCCAGCTCGATCCCGGTACTCGCGCCGCCACCACCAGCAAAGTTATCAACGATAATTTCACGCATTGACGGCTCCCTGCATGCTGTTGACCAGACCACCAGCCACAGTGATTATTTCGCTGGTGGGCATGCGCTCAAGCCAGAGCTGATTGATGTTCGCCTTCAGCTTGTTCTGCTGGGCCAACTCCAGAGAATCCGCCCCCTCAACCTGATTGAACACCAGACCAACTTCCAACGGCCAGATACGGGACTCTACCTCTGGCAGATCCACAGCAGCAAAAGTAACCTCTTTCGCCGGAGCTGGCGGTTCCACTTTTGCCACGGCAAATTGGGCCAGCGACATAAATGCACGCCCCTTAGCCTCCAGATCACTGCGGTGGATGTAGCTGAAGCGCTCACCCCGCCAGGCCTTATCAAATACCACAATAGCACCAGCAAAAAATGCGCTGGTAGGCTGCTGTTTCTCGTCTGCCGGGATAAACCATGCAGGAAGATCAAAGCCGATGCGGCCACGGATGAAAACAATATGATCAGCATCTTCGGGCCACCATGTTTCACTTGGCGCCGCTTTGATAAGGAACACATAGCGCCCCCCCTTCTCACGCATGGAAGAGGCATAGCTCATGATATGACTCATGCCGGTGATCGCCTGCTTACCGTCGTATTGCGATCGGCTATAGGGCGGATTGCCGAATGCTGCCCCGCCGATTGCAACCAACATCTCGGCCCAATCCTGAGTCAGAGCGTTATCTTCGGCTGTATACCAGACCGGGCATTTGGCGTTACTGTCGTCGGCGAACAAATCCAGCATCAGTGGCCCAAACAACGCATTGATGCCCCAGAACAGCAGTTCCGGTGTGCGCCACTGATCGCCAACCTCTTTCAGTTCGTGGCTTTTCTGATTACGCAGAGCTTCTAAAGACTGACTATATGCATTTAAACTCACTTTAATTTTTCCCCTGCTGTCTTGCTCTGATAAGTGCCAGAAATGCCTCACCGGACTGCCGAAAAGCCGCCGAACCTGTAGGATCAAGAATGTCTGCCGCTGCTGGTGGGCGACGTTTATCTTCCAGCTGCATAACCGGCTTCGGGATCCCCCTTCCGGCTTCCAGCTCTCGTTCCCATTTGCGCATATGAGATTTGATCGACCGTAACACCTCGGCTTCGGTGTAATTGTGCTGGTGCATCAGGTGGCGAACATCCAGGACAACCCAGTACATCACTTCATGCGCCCACGGAAAGTCTTCCGGCGTTGCGTATTGATGGCGCTCGCGCGCATAGCGCTGAAATTCATCCATAACGTCATCATCAGAAGGCAAACCAGCAGCGAGGCGGGCACTCTCACGACACCACCCAATGAATTTGCCACAGGAGGGCCAGAAGTCATTACCCTGCTGGCGCGCCATGCGCATCCCGGCACGAAGCTGCTCAACGGTCGTAATACCATTCTCCGCAAAGGCCAGAATCCACTGGCGCTTCATTGCGGCCACGTCCTCAGCCGTCCGTAGCACCGTGTTCTGTGCCGCCGGGAAGATCCGCAGGAGATTTTCAAACAGCGCGTCCACCAGCTTTTCGGCTTCGGCATTGACCACGCGCTGTTGCTGGTGGCCCATCATGTTTGCCAGCATGCCAGCGTCACGGTTATTGACTGCTGAAATCAGTTTGTTCATAGCGTGTTCTCCCAGGCTTCGGGGCTATTCCAGTGACCGCCGCTGACGGGGCCGGATTGCTGCGGTGCTGCTGATGCGCTGAGTTTCAGTGAGAGTTCATCCCATTTTTCACGCAGCTTTGAGGGGCTCAGGATGTTCTTGCACCAGAACTTGTCCTGGTTGGCGCGTTTGAACAGCGAGCAGATTTGTTTGTGCGTCCGGCCATCCTGCGCCACCATCAGGCGTACTTCGTTCGCCCAGGCTGTCCAGTTCGGCTCTTTGGGGCGAACCACCTCACCGTCGGTTTCCGCCGCGCGCTCGTACATCACGATAATTTTCCCCCAGATAAACTCAGCGCAGGTCAGATCGTCCCTGCCACCCCACTGGCGTTTCTTCGCACTGTAAACAACCGCCTCCGGATGCCGGGAAGTGAAATTTTCCTCAGGAGAATCATCATCAGAACCTTCGTCCGGTGGCGTAGCACCCGGACAAGAAGATCCCTTATCTGACGGATCAGTAGTTACTGACGGATCGGGGTCAACCATTGACCCCTTAACCGGGCTGGAATCTACGTTCGTTGATACACCAACCGTTGATGGGTCAATATTTGAGGGGTTAACCGTTAACCCATCATTTATTGAGGGATTAATAATTGGGGGGGTAGTGCGTGTGCTGCGCTTTTTCGCCTTGTTTGCCGTTCGGGCTACTGAGGCGGCGGCTTCCAGTTTGTCGACGTTGATCTGGTAAACATTACTCAGGTTACGACCGCCAGACTTACGCTCGGTCTTAGTCAGCCAGCCATCACGCTCCAGCTCATCAATTGCCGCCGAGACTGTGGTTTTACTTTTAGCGCCGATCTGGCGCTGGATGGTTTCCACCGCCGGCCACGATAACCCTTCATCGTTGCTGTAATCCGCCAGGCGCGCCATAACAGCGACGCGGGAAAGTATCAGACCAGCATGCGCGCACCCTTCCCATACAAGGCCATGAAGTTTGCTGCTCACTTGTCCATCCTCTTGAATCTTGCGCGGAACACAATCAACGGCGCCACGCACTCCCATTCGTAACCCGGGCGGCGGTAGATAACACGCTGTCCGGATGCGTCATAGCCCGTCACATTCACGACGATGCCGTGATGATCCCGGTAATATCGGTTCAGGGGTTGAATATGCTCTGTCACGTTAGCCCCCCATCAATTCGGAGGCGTAGCGTTCGGCGATCCACTGGACGCCACGAGGAGTTACGCGGGTTTGCGTATAGGCATGACCGAAATCTGACGTGCCGGTTTTGACGGTAAACAGGCCATCACGCTGGCGCAGAGCATGCGGCAGAAGATTGCCAGACTGACGGAACAAAACTTTGTCGCGCAGCAGCACGTCGATCATCGCTTTTTCCGGCATGTTGAGGATCTTCGCCGTCTCACGCAGGCTTTTGGCTCCGCCAGACTCTACATAGTGGTTTACGAAGGCCACCTTTGGCGCGTCCTGCTGTACCTTATGCGCCAGCTGCGCATTCTGTTCAGCCATATCAGCAGCCAGGCGGAGGGCTTCCGGAAGCGTCTGAGGAATAGCTCCTGACCGCTCTTCCAGTTCACGCAAGCGGCGGATAATTCGCATACGCAGCGCGGCGCTATAACCTGTGACTAGGCATTCAGCATGCTCGCGGTCAAGGCGGTATTCGCGGTACTCCTGCCCGTTCTGGGGGTGTACGAAGTTTTGCGCACACCCCAAAACATCCTCTCCGAGTTGTTCAAACATACGTTCGATGTCGCGCATTACGTCAAAATGGCGTTTCTCGGTCAGTGCGGCTATTTCCCGGCTGCCCATCGTTACAGAACCGGCTGCAAAAGCTGGCACCATTGTCTGTGTGCTGTTGTGGTTTACTTGTTGAACCATTGGGCAGCCCTCCGGTTGAATACCCCCACAATTCGAGCTGCGCGACTGTGGTTACATGAAACCCAACGGCCCGATACCATACGCTCATACCGAAACGAAGGAGTGCCCGATACCGGGATCATCCTGAGTTGCGGCAAATGAGAATTTGCGGTTAAATTGCTCATGCGGATTTCTCCATACACAATGATTTATCTGCCACGGCGCCCGGAGCTGCACACTCGCGGGCGTCACTCTTTTCTGAAGCACAGAAAACGCGATATAGCAGCGTTATATGCTCCTGAAACTTGGCGATCACCTGGTAGCTGTTTTCCTCAATCTGCGCACGCTCTTCAGCGTCAATTACACCGTCCGCTGTCGCTTTACGCACAAAATTAGAGTGTTTCCCGATCCATTCGATCGACTCCATCAGGCGCTGGTTTATATCGCCGTTATCAACGTCTTCAATGTCCGCAATAGGGACAAACACACCGTTGGAATGCCGTGCAATGGCGTTGGCAATGTGGTTTGAGCCACCAGCACGCTGCAGCACCATGGCCCAGCCAAGCGGGAAAATCTGATCGCCATCGGCACGCAGACGGTTGAAAAGCGAGTTTTCAGTCACATCAAGCCATTCAGCCGCCTCAGAGTATCCGCCAGGCAGTTCAGCGATCGTCTTTTTGATTGCTGCCACCAGCCATACAGGCTGTTTATCAATCTTCCACTCAGGTTCGTTACCCACGGTTTACCTCCTAGTCCTGTGGTTACAATCAAGCTGCTGTATCGTTAGGCTTTTGGTATAAAGACACGTCGACCTTGAGTTTTCCGCGGGTAATGTTTTCGAGTTGATAAGCTCGCCCCTCCGGAATAATTTCAGGCCACTCTGAAACCGACGGGTGCTTAATTCCAAGGGCTTCGGCGGTTTTGCATACTCCGCCGAAAAAATTAATCACATCGGACTTCCGCATTGTTAACTCCTGTTAGTTGACATCCACACAATGTAGGATATCCAACATTACAATGTCAAGAATCTTACCTTCCTTAATGGTAGGATTACCTACATGATGAATATGAGCGATCGAATCCGCCAAAGGCGAAAGGAACTGAATCTGACGCAACAAGCATTAGCTGATTTAGCTGGTGTGAATCGTGTCACGGTTACAGGATGGGAAAAGGACGACTACCAACCTAACGGAGCCAACCTTCAAGCCCTTGCTAACGCGCTAAAATGCGATCCTCTATGGCTTGTCAGTGGGAAGGGTTCTCCTGAACCTAAGCTCAATCTAAAGCCAGAAATATTCTCGGTTAAAAAAGTACCGTTGATATCATGGGTTCAAGCCGGATCCTGGACAATGACGGACCATGGTGTAAAGGAAGATGACGCTGAGCGGTGGGTTTATACAACAGCGCTTGTATCCGACATGGCATTTGCATTGAGAGTATGCGGCGACTCAATGACGAATCCATTAGGTGCTCCTTCAATACCAGAGGGCTCTATAGTTATCGTTGAACCTGACATTATGGATACTGATTATCTCAACGGTAAAATCGTGGTTGCCCATATAAATGGTGGCCAAGAAGCCACCCTCAAAAAGTTTGTTGAAGATTGGCCAAACAGATACTTGGTCCCGCTTAATCCAAACTTTAAAACCATAGAGTGCGGAGAAAACTGCCGTATCGTGGGTCTTGTTAAACAAGTAGTCATGGATTTCTAATCCAGTAACTCCCTCCCAAATTAGCCGGGCTCTTGCCCGGTTTTTTTATATCTCAAACTTTAATGTTGGACTTCCTACATTTCATCTTGACACCCATACGTTGGGTATCCTACATTAAATCCATCAACAGCGAACAGGCAGGACGCCAACGAAGTAGCCGCCCGGGGCATATTAAGTCCGGGATGATTCGCCGCAGGTACACAAGATTAACTCAGCAAAGGAAATGAATATGGCAAACAAAAGCGTTGAAAACCTGATCAGGGATGCACTGGCAGCAGATTGCCATGTTGTACGTAAGGCTCATCGTTTTGAAGTGAGCAAAAAAGGGCGCCAGTCCATCATGCTGGTGATTTCAGAAGATGGAACAGCATATCGCGGCGATGTCGATCTGACACTCACGAAAACCATCCGATCCAAAAATGAAATGCGCGAAATCCTCGGCATTCCAGCTTAAGCCGTTTGATTTACAGGACGGAACCGGCACACAACGATGAGAGCATTGACGAGTAAGGCATAACGGCGGGTTCAATTCCTGCCACCGCTATACAAATGGCGGTGATGGGCAACGAAAAGGTCCGTTCAATTCGGACACCGGCAGTGCTCTCTTCGTTGTGGTATTCCGCGAAACGGCGCGGCGGTAAGTATGGCCAGGGTCTTCCTTCCCTGATTTTGTACACCGGGTTGTCAGGTTGACCATACGCCTGAGTGACAGCCCACCACAACACCTGACTGATGTAGCTTTGGCGGTACCCGGGTCTTCAACCCAACACCAGGAGAGCGAAGATAATGTTCTACCGTGGTACCGCCTTTTTTACGCAACAGACAAGAGCATCACCGGGCGACGGGCTCATAACCCAATCCACCCGGGCGTTAGGGAAATGGTCTTCTCACCCATAACCGGCACGCAGGTGCTCTTCTCTGTTGTGTATGGAGAAACTTACGGCGGCGGCAGCCGCTTAACCGAGAGGAAATGCTATGAGCAATGATCGCATGACCGTAGTGCCCGATTTTCTGGGCGAGCTGGACGCCGGCGTGTTCATGAACAAAATCGCCGCCGCACTTAACACCACTGCATTGGGCGTTCTGAATAACGGCACCAAAGGCAAAGTGGTCCTCACCTTTGATTTTGAGCGTATGGGAAATTCCGTTGAAGAGAAGCGCGTCAAGATCAAACACAAGCTGAACTACAGCACCCCGACGCCGCGCGGCAAAGCCTCCGAAGAGGACACCACTGAAACGCCAATGTGGGTTAACAAAGGCGGCAAGCTCACCATTCTGCAGGAGGATCAGGGGCAATTGTTCAGTATCAACGGCGCCACTGACGGAAAGCTTAAAGCGGCTCAGTGAACCGCTGACAACCAATTCACTGCCACCAATTCGATCATTTGTTAATAAGGAATTTTTATGTCTCAGGTAGACAGCGGTACTTTTAAGCAGGTTAAAGATCTGGTTCTTTCTGGTTATCACCTGAATGATATTAACGGCCTGGCTTGCCCAACAGCATTACTCCCGGAAGAAACTCGCGTTGAAAGCCTCGAGCGCTTTTCTCTTGAGCGCTTCCGTTTCCGTGGCGCTATGACCACAACCAGCATTGATGATTTTGCCCGTTACTCCAAAGGGTACGCCAGCGCAGAGGAACCGGCTCGCTGCTTTATTGATGCGGACAATATGACTGCACGATCCGTGTTCAATATCGGCACGCTGGATAATCCGGGTCATGCTGATAACGTTGCTGAAATCACCCTGAAGCAGACTGCGCCATTCCGCGCGCTGCTGGCGATTAACGGCGACCGCCTGAAGCAAAAGCAAATCGCTGAATGGCTGGAAGACTGGAGTGATTACCTGCTGGCCTTTGATGCTGACGGAAATAACATGCAAATTTCACAGGCTGCTCAGGCTGTTCGACGCATCACTATCCAGCAGGCCACCCAGCAGGATCATGAAGACGGTGATTTCAGCGGGAAAAAATCGCTGATGCAGAGTGTTGAGGCCAGCAGCAAAGATGTTATGCCGGTAGCGTTTGAGTTCAAATGTGTGCCATACGAAGGGCTTGGTGAGCGTGCATTCAGCCTGCGCAATAGTCTGCTCACTGGTGACGAACCACGTTTTGTACTGCGCATTGTTCAACTGGAAGCGCAGGAAGAAGCGATCGCCAACGAATTCCGCGACCTGCTGATCGGTAAATTCGACGGTGAGCCAGTGGAAACCTTTATCGGTAACTTTAAAGCGTAATTGCTCAGCCTTAATTGCCCTGCCCCGCGGGGCAATTAGTGAAGCGTAATTCCGTTATTAATCGCCATCTGGCGAGGGATTTGCACACCCTAAAACAGCCGCAGGTGCAGCTGCGAATATATGGAGAATATATGCCGTTTATTAAAACATTTACCGGACAGCACATTGATTATCTCAACGTTCACGCAGAGCAAATCAACATTGAGGATATTGCTGTCGCCCTATCAAATATTTGTCGCTTTGCCGGGCATGTGCCGGAGTTCTACAGCGTCGCCCAGCACGCAGTATTGTGCAGCCAGATCGTACCAACTGAGTTTTCCTTTGAAGCCCTGATGCACGATGCCGCCGAGGCATATTGCCAGGATATTCCGGCGCCACTGAAACGCCTGCTGCCGGACTACCAGCGTATTGAAGAAGCAGTGGACATTGTGATTCGCCAGAAATACGGCCTACCTGAAACTGAAACCATGAGCACGCCAGTTAAATATGCAGATCTGATCATGCTGGCGACCGAACGCCGCGACCTCGATCTGGATGATGGTTCAATCTGGCCCGTTCTCGAAGGCATACCCCCATCAGAAGAATTTACCATCATTCCCCTCAAGCCCGGCCAGGCTTACGGCCTGTTTTTGAACCGCTTCGCAGAACTGACAGGAGAACGCCTGTGAATGCCTCCATTTCCGATCTGGTGGCGGCAGGCCACCAGCTTTCAAAAAGGCTCGGCGAGCCAGACGCAACGATGGTCAAGCAGCTGGCAACCCAGCTTGATGTTCAGGCTGCTTTGGTAAAAGAACACACCATCCCGCCGATGGACGATCACCTGCTGGTTATCCTCGGCAGGCCAAATTTCATGTGTTCCTGGCTGGCTGAATCTCTGCGTGCTGGCGGTTACGACATTCCCAGAAAGTCAGAGTGTGAACAGGCAACTGTCATTCATTGGATGCTCAAGTTGTACTTGAAGCACGGCGCAAACTGGCTCAATGAGGGTAACAACGAGCTGGCACGCATCAGAGCGGCAGCAGCTGATCAGCAATCCACAAACAAGGAATAACTGACATGGCAAAAGAACTTACTTTTTATGGTGCCAGCGATGACCTGCTGGAGTGCGAAGGTGCGATCCGCGAAGAGATTGGTTGCTACAACTCTCCAGGCATCTATCACCTCAAATCCGCCGAGGGTGAAATGCAGGTGGTCGGTTATTACCTCAACTCCGGGGTGTGGAGCCTCGGCATCAGCCAAGTTGCAGAAGATGTGCCACTGCCGGCATGGCCCGCCACTTACGTCATGCATGAGCGTGGTTACAGCGTACAACTCACCATCACCGTGCCGGACGACACCATTTTGGTTTTGCCAGAGGAAGAAGAATGATGCCCACCAGCGAATTAAACAAAGAGCGTCTTCAAACAATCGCATCATGGCACGCCAAATACAGCGCTGGACATAACGTTGTGCTTCCTGCGGAAGAAGCTGAAATGATGGCCCGTTCGTTACTTGCTGTCATGCAGCAGGAACCATTTGGTTATTACAGTACTGAAGTTCCAATAATCTTGGAGCAACAATCTCACGCTAATATCACTCGCGAAGCCATGGGTGAGTATCAATTTCCACTCTATAGCATCCCACTGCCGGTAGTGTCGTTCTACCGCGATGGAATTGAAGCTGCTGCAAAATGGGTGGACCAACAGCGTGAGGCTTACGACAACCAGCACGGACGGCATGATCCCGATACGGGCTCGTTCGAGTTCGGAAACGACGCCCAGCGTGATTATTCATCCACATTAGTAGATATAGCTGAAGGCATCCGAAAATTACACCCAAACGCTGGCAACTCTCCGGTAACTCCGGATGGTTGGATTAAATGTAGCGAGCAGATGCCAGAAGATGGTGATGCGGTATTAGTATGCCAAGAGGGTGGAATTATATTCTGCGCCGAGGTTGATTCAGGTTGGTTCTATCCTGACGAGTTTCCTAATGTTCCTAAAGAGGGGCGCGAGATCACCCATTGGATGTCGTTGCCAGTGGTGCCACAACAGGAGAAAACCCGTGGGTAAAGTAACCTTTGTTGTTGATTTCAAAAATGGAAAAGAGCCTCCTGTTCATTCAGGAATGACGGTGTTTGGCGGTCAGCTTACCAGCGTCGCGTGGAAGGATGCCACGGAGGAGAAATTTGTATCAATTATCGATCGCTTACCGGCCCCAAACAACACAGTGTTGTTATACGACGCAAACGGCGAAGGCTGGGTTATCGGTTGGCGTTCGGTTTGGTACGGCGCCGGGCAAAAAGAAACAGGACAATGGGAATGGACATACCAGATTGATGATCTGGATGCAGAAGAAATGAATATCACACATTGGGCTCCAATGCCTGATGAACCATGCATGGAGTAATGAATGAACAACCTAATGATCGACCTCGAAACCATGGGCAATAAGCCTGCCGCGCCAATTGTCGCGATCGGTGCTGTGTTCTTCGACCCGAAAAGCGGTGAGCTGGGCGCCGAGTTTTATGTGGCCGTCAATCTCGCCAGCGCCATGGAGCAAGGTGCAACGCCTGACGGTGCCACGATCCTATGGTGGCTGAAGCAGTCAGCGGAGGCTCGCGCCGCTATTTGTACCGACGATACAAGAAGCATTACCTTTGCTCTCTCCGAATTGAGCTCATTTATCAGTCGTAACTCTGACAACCCGCGTTACCTGAAAGTCTGGGGTAATGGTGCCAACTTCGACAACGTTATTTTGCGCTCAGCCTACGAACGCGCCGGCCAAACCTGCCCGTGGCAATTCTGGAACGACAGCGACGTGCGCACCATGGTGCTGCTCGGCAAACAGCTTGGTTTCGATCCCAAGCGCGATATGCCATTTGATGGTGTGGCCCACAACGCACTGGCCGATGCCCGCCACCAGGTGAAATATGTATCGGCAATCTGGCAGCGTCTGCTGCCCACCAGCACAGAAGAATAAACCTGTTGGCCCGGGTGCAGCCGGGCCGTATGGAGAAATCACCATGCTTCAGATGTTGACCCTCGAAGAATGGCGCGCAGAGAAATACCGGAGCAATCCCCCAAGCATGGACACATTGCGCCGTTATGCAAAGCAAAGCATGTTCTCACCACCAGCACGTAAAGAAGGCAAGTTCTGGCGAGTAAGAGAAGATGCGGAAATAACCGGAAATATTGCTCAACCAGTGATCTGCAAGTCAGATTCACCAATTCTTCAGAGGATATTATCCGATGGCTGCCAGACCACGTAAAAATAACGTCAGTGTCCCTAACCTTTATCCGCTATATAGCCGGAAGGTTAATAAAATATACTGGCGTTACAAACATCCTATAACGGGTAAGTTTCATTCTATCGGAACAAATGAAAAAGAAGCGATTGCCATTGCGATCGAGGCTAATTCTCGTCTTGCCGAACAACGCACTCGCCAAATATTAGCAATCAGCGACCGTATTGCCACCAGTAAAGGGAAAGCTATCACAACCACAACATGGCTTGATCGATATTGGAAAATACAGGAAGAAAGACTCGCATCTGGTGATATTAAAGCGAATACCTATAAGCAGAAAGGAAAACCAGTGGCCCTACTAAAAGAACGCGTGGGAATGAAACTTATATCATCAGTTGATGTTCGCGATATTGCTCAAATACTGGAGGAATATACCGCTGGCGGGCAGCCGCGAATGGCTCAGGTTATCCGCTCTGTGTTAATCGACGTCTTTAAAGAGGCGCAGCATTTCGGCGAGGTGCCGCCGGGGTATAACCCTGCCCTTGCAACGAAGCAACCCAGAAGGCGGATTACCCGCCAGCGCCTCAACCTGGAGGAGTGGCAGAAGATTTTCGACATTGCGGATGCCAATCACAAGTACATGGGTAACGCGATGCTGCTGGCGCTCGTCACCGGCCAACGCCTGGGCGACATATCGAAGATGAAGTTTAGTGATATCTGGGACGATCATCTTCACGTTGAGCAGGAGAAAACGGGGAGCAAAATTGCGATCCCATTATCGCTTCGCCTGAGTGCGATTAACTGGAGTTTGCGAGATGTGGTGTCACGCTGCCGTGATTATGCGGTAAGCCCTTACCTTGTCCACTTCTTCCGGGCTACCTCACAGGCAGAGCGAGGCGCACAGGTGAAATCCAATACCATTACCATGAACTTCAGTAAGGCACGGGATAAGGCTGATCTTGATTGGGGATCTGGTACACCGGCTACCTTCCACGAACAACGTTCTCTGGCAGAGCGCCTTTATGAAGCTCAGGGGATCGACACCCAGAAATTACTGGGGCATAAATCACCAAATCAGACAGCTCGCTACCATGATGATCGAGGCAAAGGATGGACGACAATTGCGGTGTAAATGGAGGGGGTTTTGATAAATTGTCTTGATAATATTTTGATAACCTGTATTAGTCGCGACTTGATCTGACACTGGACCTTGAAAGGTTGAGAGTTACCGGTTTTGATATGGGTGTCTAATCCTTAAACAAAACGCGAGGTAACTCTCATGATTCATACTAACAATCCCATCATCAAACACAAAGCCGGCCTGCTCAATCTCGCCGAAGAACTCGGTAACGTATCAAAAGCCTGCAAGATCATGGGCGTGTCACGCGACACGTTTTACCGTTATCAGGAACTGGCTGCTGAAGG